CCGCCGCCTGTAGCACTGTCGTATGACAAGATGTATCCATCAACTGCGGAGTTGCCTGTCACCAAGTCAAGCTCATCGTTACCCACTACGTCAGCCCCCAATGCAGTTCCGCTGATTGTGATGTTTGCAGAGCCGTCAAAAGATACCCCTGTAGCTGAAACCTCTCCAGAGAGTGCGATTGTTCTGCCTGTAGTTAGCGTAGCTGCAGAGCCAGTAGTGTCTTGTGCGATAGTATCCGCTGCGGATTCTACCACCACTTTTTTCCAAGTTGCCATTTTAGTTTGTTATTTTTTTTCAAAGATAGTTAAGACACACCAAAGTATAGGTCGTCATTGTTGTCTGCGTACATACCGCCTTCAAAAGCGGTTGGGGCTGACGTAAACCTTTTGAATTTTAAGGTTCCGTCTAGGTTTATGCTTCCTGTGCCGTTTGGGGTAAACTGAATGTCCCCGTTTGTAGCGCTTGTAAAGAGATTGAATGACTGTACATCAAGATTTCCGCCAAGCTGTGGGGTCAGGTCGTCCACTACGTCTGAAGCAGAAAGGCTTGTAAAGGTTACAACTCCTGCACCATTTGTAGTTAGAACCTGACCATCATCTCCGTCTGCAGAGGGAAGCGTATATGCACTCCACTTGGTGTCGTGGTCAGTAGCGCTGTTTTTCTGAATAAACTGATTCTCAGACCCGCCAACTACAAGTCCCGCGCCAGCGGGGCCAGCATCCCCTTGAGCGCCCTGAACGCCCTGAACACCCTGAATGCCCTGATCGCCCTTGGGTCCCTGGGCCTTTACGTCTATTGTTCTTCTTGGCGAAGGAGTTACAGAAACGCTAGTGCTTGTCGTGTTAAACGTCGTTGACGTTCCGCCAGACACAGCAACAGATATCGTGTTGCCAGAAGATTCGGTAACACTGATGGGCATTATCCAATAGCTTTTGAGATATCGTCATTGACGATAAAGTTTCCCTCAAGAATAGTGGTCGAAACATTGTCAACAATCTGCTGCAAATCATACACATACCTGCCAGGAGAGATGTTTCTCATAATGTCATCAGACGCTGATATTGTGGCGTTTCCATCGTCATCAACAGAGAAGCTGAAGTTGGTAGAAATGCCATTTCTAGAGGCGGAATCGCCTTTCGAGACGGTGCCCATGATAAGGTCTCTTCCTTTTGTCCTTGGGTTCTTTCCGCCCCTAACCTGCATGAGAAACTCATATCCGCTTGTTGCCAGCGTGAGTGCCGTGCCAGAAGAATCCTTTAGGGTTATGGTAAGAGTGAACGTGTCCCCCCTTCGGCACGTTATATTCAGTCTCTCTGAGACGTCGAGGTTTACTGTGTTAGACATTATTGGAGAAGTTCACTAATGTTTGTTTCTGTTTGGCTTTCTTCAAGCTCGCCACGGCGATCCTTTCTTTGGCTCAAAAGCTTTGACTGAGCCACGGCCTGCTTGTCCACCCTATCGTCTTTTCTGTCTTCTTTTAGAACTTCAAGCTTTTCTTTGAATTCTTGATCTTCAGTTCTAAAGCCAAGAGTGGCCTGAGCCTTTATCATCTCTATCTCTTTTCTGAACTGATGCTTAACCTGTTCGAGTTGAGCCTCTAGCTGGCTCTTAAGCTGGAGCTCCTGTGACTTAAGTTGAGCCTCCATTTGCATTTCTTGCATCCTGCTTTGGCTAGCCACTTGAGCGGCTTGAGCTTGTTGCTGAGCGGCCATCTGAGAGTTTTGCTGAGCAATCTCCTGTTGCCTTTTCATGCGCTTTTGCCTTCTTACAATAAGAAGCCTTTCAGCCTGGTTTATGTCTTTAAGATCTCTTACAGCCATAGCATCCTCAAGATCTATCTCTTTCTGGGCCAGGGCAACTTGAATGTTTTGCTCAAGATACTGCCTTTCCTCATCCTCCATCTCTTTTTGAACCTGCACGCCAAAATTATACATGGGCAGGTCGCTGAAGGAACTGAGAATTTTCATGTTCTCCTCACCAATAGCATTTTTGTAAACCGACATAAGGACGGACTCGGAAGGTATAATCTGAATGCACTTAACTACATCCTGACAAACCTTTTTGTACAAAACCATAGCGGAGTTGGTGATGTCGTAGATAGCATTGTTTCCAGCAGCAATAGCCTGCTGACGAACCCCCACCAAGGCCTCACCCTTTGGTGAGCTAGCATCCATAGCCTCGTTAATACCCGTTGTGTCCCTAATGAGCCTTAAGTAGTGATTATATAGCCCAATAAGCTCGTTGATGTTTCTGATGCTATTCCCTATCTCACGAACTGGAGGGTTTTGGAACCCACCCTCTGGGTTTTTGCTCCTGTAATAAAAAACGCCAGTCTGCTCGTAGATATCGTGAAGCTCAAGAGGCTGAAGCTCTCCGCCCTTTCCGAGTTGAACGTTCTCCAACCCCTCTATGTCTATGACAAGTCCATCTGGCTTTGCTTTTGCAATGGCCTGCTGCAACTTCAGGTGAGTTATTTGCAACATATCAGCAAAACCTATGCAGCTATCAACCATGGACTTAGGCATGTTGTCCTTAAGGTTGGTGGCCACAGGAGAGAAGGACATCCTACAACGCGATAGGTCGTGAATATTCTTGGGTACGTTAGCCACCAAACCATATTTGATAAGGTGTTTTGTTCCGAGAATATAGGTGCCACCATAAAGCATCTCAGTCTCCATCTTGTATGGGGTCCTTTCAAATACAGACCCCTTTCTCTCCTTGTACTCAAATCCCTCGTAGTAAAAGCCCTTGTTTCCGTGTCTATTAGACTTCTCCTCAAAGTACATGCAATCCACCGACACAAACTCAAAATCAAGTATCTGAACTAGGTATTGACTGTAATCCTGAGTGCTGTTATAGTTTCTATAGTCGTTAGGTGAGCTTCCGTACTTGTCGGATTTTTTGGTAGCCACCTTGAGTATCTCCTTGAGATCTTGTTCGGTAAGCTCATCACCCGCAAGTCTTTTAAGCTCGCTAACGGTAATCTCTTTTACATGTCCAGCGTAAACGATATCCTCAAAAAACGGATCTTCTGTATAGCTGTGAACAAAGTTGACTGGGTCGACATAATCTGTCCTTATGCCGTAGTTGGGGTCGTTGCTTCTCTTTACCACAGCCATACCTACAGCGGCGAGGTCATTAACGCACCGTCTGTAGGTTCCGTCATTGAAGTTGTTCCAAGACAGAGTTAGGTTTGTGGCCACTTGAGCGGCTATTTCAGCATCAGTCTTGATGTTGGTGTCCAAAAAGATATCCGCCTCCTCAAGCGAGTCTGGAAGAGATTCTGGGTCCTTATCCAAAACAAGTCCTCCCGTTTGCTCCTTAAGCTCTTGAAGCTGCTTCTTGACAGCAACCTGAGTTCTTAGTCTTTGCTTCTCTTTGTTCTTTTCAGAAGAGGAAAGTGGGTCTACGGCCTCAAGGTTTGGATATGGGTTTCTAGACAGTATCTTGTTTACAACAATGCGAACAAACTTAGGCAGAATGGGAACTGGAGTAAAGTCCATGTTCAAAAGACTTCCCTCGCCATTGTTTGGGGCTAAAGAAGTAAGAAGCTGCTTATATATACTGGTGTCTTGAGTTCCGTTAGCGTAATTTCTATTTCTGCTAAAAACCTCATTCCTGCTGCCGTACAGGGATTTTTTGTCAGACATCTTGCCCCATTGGCTCTCAATAGCTTTGGCATAACCTAGCCCATAACTCTTATCTTGCTTTTCTTGTTGGCTAGCGAGAGGGTTTGGAAAGCCAGATGAGGATTTGTCCCTGTTATACATTTATAGATTATTTAGGGCAAATATAACAAATCATCCGCGCACCTTATATCGACGGAAAAACTTGGCGTCGTTGAAGCTAGATTCCTTCTTTTCGATCTTTACTTTTTGAGCGGCAAGAAGGCACAATCCAGAGCTTATGGTAAGGTCGTACTTTGTTCTGTCGTTGATCTTAAAGCCTATCCAGTCCTCAAGAGTTCTGTTAAAGTACATGTTTCCGTAATCGCCCGTCTCTCTGTTTATGCCAACATGGTCATGTATATAAGCCTCGATAGCGTGAGCGTGCGCCTGTATGACGTCCTGTGAGTTGGACGGTATGCCCTTTGTTTTTGTTTTTATGTTTGTGTTTGGGGCGATAAGGTGCTTGGGTCTTTCCATTAAGTATCCGTCGTAACCCCTTGATTCAAAGTATCTTGCGATGCCGTACTTATTGTTTTCAATTAAGACAGGGTACCCATAAAACGCAGCAGCCATAAGTACATCTTCATAGAATATTTTTGCCAGAGGCGGACGGGACGCATACTCCAGCACAAACATGTTCGATGGATGCTCCATGTGAAACTTGTTGTACAGGTGTAGCGCACCCTTAGACCCCCGTCCATCGACGGTGGCGTCGAGGTCATAAGAGTCAACCCCGCCTACCCCCAGCTCTGCATTAGGTGCAACACGCTTGTTTTTTTCAAACTTCTTTTGATTACGAAGGTCGACAGGCGGCATCCAGGCCACCCTAAACCTACCGTTAGGATCTGGCTTAAAAACAACCTCACCGTCTTGAACACCGTCTTTCCAAACGAAGTTTCCAATGACAACGGGGTTAGGGAACAGGTCGTCATTGTATTGTATCTGCTCATATATGTGCCCAACATTAAAAAGGCTTCCGTCAATACTATCTCTAAACGCTTCGTCTTCTGTAAAGGGGAATTGCCTAACCACCTCGTTTAGCTCTGAGGCATCGCTTTTAAGGTTATCCCTCTCGTTCTTGAGATAGGTTTTAGCACCAAACACAATGTCTTCTCCATCCAAGCCGTCAACAACTTCTTCTGGATCTTGTATGATTGGATTACCGTACTTGTCAAAAAACCCCTCTAGGGCTTCGTAGGCTGGTATGAAAAGGCGATATAATCCAGACCTTGTTCTACCATTCTTGTTCCTCTCCGTCGGGTCCGAGTCTCTCCATAAATCCTTGTACTCCTTGCCCCCCTTGTCCATTGGATTTACGGTGCTTCCGACCATTGCCTTTCCGACGACCTTTCGCCCTACGATCAAACACGTCCGTTGAATCCTCCAGGCGTCCCTTATGTCTGTAGGTTTTTCCCATTTTCCAGCCTCATCTAAATACAGTATGTGGAGCTTCTCTCCATCATAAGCATTGTTGGTTGTATTCTTCCAGTTAATTACCGTATTAAGAGCCTCGCCCGTCTGCGAAGTCTTATTCTTCTTCGTGATTCTCTTACTCGGCTCGCGAAAAGCCAGCTCCATGCGTGGGTTAGTGGTACCATCTTGGATGG